TATCTTTGCCCCCGAAAGTAAGTAAACAAACCAACGAGCGGGCACAAGAATAGCGGGACAGGCTATTAAGCCCATCTTCACAATGTGGTAATTGCAAAGATACGCTTTTCTTCCGCAAGTTGGTTCATTCAATGTAAATAATTAAGTAAAATTATGAAATTAGAAAAAGTTGGAAGAAATGAGTGGAAGAGCCTGAAGGTTGGCGAAATCGGCATTTTTACACTGCCAAATGCAAAGGCGGTGGAGGTTGCCCGTGTCGCTGTTAGCCAGGTGAAGAAGCTGGAAGACATGGACTTCGAGCGTGTTGAAACGAATGAGGCACTCACGATTGCTTATAAAAGATTGAAATAAGCATGACAGATCGAGAGAAGGAACTGGAGGCATTGGCTGCTCGATTGTCGAGAAAGTTAGAAGGTCTTAAGCCATACATCTGTGCTGATGCTAAATGCAAAGAGCGTAAAAGAGGGAATTTTTGCCCTCATTGCGGACATATCATAGAACTATGAATATCAACTGGAAATTGTTTGAGCAGAAGGTGCTCGGGGCTGTGAACGCAGCAGCGAAGCAGTACTCAGAGAAATGGGTGACGGCTGAAACGCTGGGGGAGCACATCGAAACGCTGAACCCGAACTGGCTGAAGCGCAATGGGAGCTGCTTCAACAGGACAAGGGTGGAGTGGGACGATGAGAGTGGGCACCACACTGGCAGCTGGCTGTATCCGCTGCATGAGATTCAGGAGATGGTGATGGACGGTAGGATTAAGCAGCTGCAAGTGAAATAGGAAGGAAAAGCCGGAATAATTGGTGCAAACCGGCAATGGGATAAGGGGATGCTCTCGCAAGCCGACGTTCAGCGGCTTTCCCCGAAAAGCCTCGGATGAGCGGCGGTTCGAATCCGCCACCTTCCACAAATCAATGACTATACAACCAGCACTGCTGGGTACTCAGAAACGGCAAGGGCACAGCCCTCAACAAATACATAGCCGGACGAGAGGCGACTGATGAAGGACCTTGCGACAACGCAAGAATGTAATCAGACCGGGTGGGCGTGTAAGCATCGAGAGATGCCAGACGAGGTGCAGAGCCTAAACCATTTCAAAGGACCTGTGGGGACGTGTCCCCGATATGTAGAGCTGGGGTATAAGGCAGTGAGATTAAAATCGAAACTTATACAATGAATAGATATTGAATTATGGTATGCCGCGTGGCGAAATTGGTAAAAGCAGCAACTTCGGTTGTGGCGACGGTGTAAAAACCTTAGATTGCGGGTTCGATTCCCGCCGCGGCAACAAAGTAACCCGTGAGGGTGAAACGTCGAAAATATAATAGGTTAAACATGGGCGGGCATGGCCCTTAATGGCCAGGTAACGCTGGCCGCCCGCTTTTGAAAGGATTTTTTTTCTTTTACCATTAATACTAATGCCGGTGTAAAGGACACCGTGGGGTGAGAGCCCCCGTTTTTAGTTGCTTTTATTACAACGGGGTTGCAATTTCCGATTGCGTTGTGGCTCCGGGAGCCAACGGAACAAGGCTTTAAACCGGTGGCGGGAGGGAACAGACCTCCACTTTTTAAACGGGACATTTTTTCACTAAAACATAAAGGCTATGAAGGAATTTTTTGAGATTATGGGGAAGGACATTATGGATGAGCACTTCACCCGCAAGGAGTATGTGATCTACGGCATTCTTACGCCGATAGTGTTAATATGCATCATGGCTTTGGCTGGATGGTTGGAGACGCTTTGACATGAGATACGACGGCAGTCGGGCCTCCAATGGAGACGGGATATGGCACTGCCCTTACTCTGAGGAGTGGGTGGAGAGCATGAAGAAGCTGGTGAAGTCATGCAAGCGTAAGAAGATTAAGAGACTCATACGCCGTGACCATTATCAGCTGGAATGCCTGTCGGAGCCACAGGATTCGAGAGGGCTGCCGCTGTCGTATTGCATCGAAGAGGAGAAGCGATTCAAGCAGCACCCGATTCCTCGGCCAGCGATATATGACTATTCGACAATTCCTGAGATTGTGGCGACCAATGGATTGTATGATTGGCCGGTTAGGTTCTGGGAGAGAAATGAAACACTTTAAAATATTATAGATATGATCAGAGAAGTTAACGTTTGTGCCGTTGGTGAAATTCAGAGCGGCATCAGTCAGAGCACGGGCAATCCGTGGAGAAAATTGGAGTTTGTTGTGGAGTGGCATGAGAACACAACCGACACGCAATCGCAGAAGGTGGTTCTTTCAATCATGGGCGACTACATAGACAGTCTGGACATTCATAAGGGCGACAAGTTGGAGGTGCGCTTCGACCTTGGCTACCGCCAATACAATGGCCGCTACTATCAGAATGTTTTTGCGCCTGCTGCTGAAATAAAGAAACTGAGCAGTTTAGAAGTTGTGGCAGAGCCACAACCTACCGTGAAGGTGGAGGAACCAGCAGCACCGGAACCACAACCACAAGCAGAAGCGAAAGCGGATGACCTGCCATTCTAACCCTTTAATCCGAAGGGACTATGAGTGAGACATTACCACAGCCGCTTACGGCTGAAGAATTACGAGCGGAAGAGCTGCGGCCCTACTGGTTAGACCCGCGTGAGGACTATCCTGAGCCGCACTTCCTGTTCGAATACAATGGGGTGGGGTTCTCACCGCTCGGCGGCATTCAGGCTATCAGCGGCCAGAAGAAGAACGGAAAAACCTTCGTTTTGGCTCAATTAATGGCCGCTGCGCTTGGTTCGGGCACTGAACGGGTGAGTAACTACCTCGGTGGCCTTCGGACGCGCGAGAGCACCATAGAATGGCTCGGACATCAGCCCGTGGTGTTATACTGCGACACGGAGATGGAGAAGCTGAACACGGCCAAGGTATTGCGGCGCGTGCACTGGCTTTGCGGCTGGGACATGAAGCAACAGAATGAGCGTTTCTTCGTGCTATGGCTTCGTGAAGTGCCGAAGACAGACACCAAGACGAGCAACACCGAGCGGTGGCGACTCATCAAGAATGCCATCGAGCAAGTATCGCCAGACATCGTTTTCGTGGATGGTCTGCGTGACCTTGTAAACGATTTCAACGACAACCAGGAATCTGCTGCAATCGTGGGCGAGATGATGAGCCTGGCAAGTCAACGAAACATTTGCATCTGGAACGTGCTCCACATGAACCCACGCCCACAGAACGATGACGAATCGAAGATGCGCGGCCACCTCGGCACAGAGCTGGGCAACAAGGTCAGCGACACCTTCATCAGTTCGAAGAAAAAAGACCAGAACACAGGGCAAGTGACATTCACCGTGCGCCAACAAGATGCCCGAGGCAAGGATGTTGACGATTGGCAGTTTGTGATCACCGATGATGCCGGTGGCCTTGGCATTCCCAAGATATTGAACACATCGCAGTTGAGCATGGAAGAAATCAAACGCCGACAGGACATCACCGATGCCGATGACTATTTCAAGCGGTTCAACTGGACAGCCACAGGCGCAACCTACACCGAACTCGAGAAATATCTGCGAACAAAGGGCGTGACAAGCAACCGACGCATTAAGACTCTGTTCGACACGGCTCTCGAACTTGGAATCATCTACAAGAATGAGAAAAAGAAATACCACTACAAGGGAATCGACAAGCAGATGCTGAACGATTTAGCAGAGGCCATTCCATTTGAGCAGATGAACCCAAACGATGAGACACCGTTCTAAACTCCCCCGTAGGCCGTAACCCCCACCCCCCACCTTACCCCTATAAGGGGGTAAGGATGGGGGTGGAGGGTGACAACCACACGGGCGACGCGCGTGCGCACACGCACGTTTTGGCTTCACACATATACGTTTTGAATTATGCCGAAAATTCCCGAAGACATCATCCGAAGCATCCTCGACAGGGCAGACATTGTGGCCGTTACGAGCGACTTTCTGAAGCTGCGGAAGACGGGCGTGAGATATACCGCGCTGTGCCCATTCCATCCAGACAGGCACGACGGCAACTTCATCGTGTACCCTAAGAAGAACTGCTATAAGTGCTTCACATGTGGCGCGAAGGGCGGCGTGGTAGACTTCCTGATGAACTATGCGAAACTGTCCTACCCCGATGCCATCCGCTGGCTGGGTAAGAAATATTTTATCGAAACAGACAACATTCCGATGAACTACACACCACCACCACCGCCACCGCCGCCTCCAGCCTTGCCGGTGCTTGAAATACCGCGCTCATGGGTGAGCAGGACAATGGAGCTGAAGAACACCCTCACCGACTGGCTGTGGTCAGTCAAGTGGGACAATGCCCAGCTGAACCGCATCAGCGAGGCCTTGTGGCTGTATTGCATAGGCGGCTGGAGAGACGGGCGCACGGTGTTCTGGATGATTGACCAAAACGGCATACCGAGAGCAGCCAAGCTGATGCAATACAAGGCCGACGGCCATCGTAACAAATCGCGCAACCCCGGTTGGATATACAACCAGGACGGCTGCCGCGAGATATGCAAGCCCGACGAGCATGAGATACTGAAGCCGCTCTTCGGCATGCACCTGCTGAACCGCTACCCGAAGGCCACCGTGAAGATAGTGGAATCAGAAAAGACCGCGCTGCTGATGGCTATCGCCTACGGCAACCATGCCGGGCAAGTGTGGATGGCATGCGGAGGGAAGGAGAACCTAAACCGCGAGAAGCTGAAACCCATCATCGAGCAGAAGCGTGACATCATCCTCTATCCCGATCGGGATGGCATAGATATATGGAAGGCCAAGGCCGAAAACCTACACTATGACCGCGTGACGGTCGACTGTAAGCCGGTGACGGAATGGTGGAAACCAGAAGACGGGGAGAAGGCAGACATTGCCGACGTGGTGATCAGAATGATAAATAATTCGAAGACCTACAAGACCGCCGAGGAAGTGGTGAAAGATATGCCAAAACTGAAGGCTCTACACGATAAATTCAATTTAGAAATCGCAAAATGATTGAACAAAAACAAGTACAAGAGGGCGGTCATGCCACCTTTAGTGTGAAGATTCCGCAAGCGATGTACGACTTGGTGAACATACTATGCGAAGGGTTGCAACACGGAACCAACGGCAACGACCTCTTTAAGATGTTCATACAAACGTTTATTGAGTCGGCCAAGCATGAAGGTCCCATCTCGCCCGAAATGCAACACTTTCTTAACCTGCTGAAGATGGAACCAGGTTGGCACAAGGCATTCAACTTCACGGATGTAACGGCATCCACTGAAATTGCACAAGTGATTCTGATACTTCAGCAGAATGGCAGGCACGGATTTGGGCTGACCATGATAGATAAACCTTTCATGGGCGAATCCACTGAGACTCGGTGCGTGGACACCATCATCGAAAGAGTCATCAAGTTAAGCTCTCCGGAGTTGTACAAGAAACTTGAAAAGGTAGGCAAGCGGCTTTATTGCAATTCCATTCGTGAGACCTTGACAGTCCTGAGCGAGCACATGAATGATACTCTCGACAAGGAGGATGACCGAGAGGAGATGCCAGGCTATGGCAACTATCACGATTACGGCAAGCCTATCGAGTACGGCCAGCGCACGAAGAGAAAAAAGCACCGCACACCCGACAGCCTGGCCAACAGTCAGCAGACCATCCGATTCACGGAAGAGGACAAGCTGACCGCACAGGATGAGCTCGACAGCGGGAAAGACATGGACAAAGAAATGGGGTTCCGGCCCTTTGGGAGTGAATGGTGATATGAGACATTATGTAACAAGCGACCTCAACCCCGAATGGGAAGACCAAGATATAAGGATTCATCCTGAAGGTATCATCGGAGTGACGCAAGAAGATGTGGAGGTCGATAACATAAGTAGGAACTGTCACTTCCCATGGCAGCATCCAAAGCGTATGAGCGGGCGTGAGCGATACCTTGCGCTTTGCAAGAAATTAGGATTAAAACCAAAATAACGACATGAGCTGGAGAGCAAGGAACCCACGGCAGGCGAAGGACAAGCAGACCATCTATAACTCGCGTGAGTGGAGAGAGCTACGCACAAGGAAGCTGCGGGCCAATCCACTCTGCGAGATATGCGAGCAGAATGGTATCACAACCGCTGCCCACCAGGTGCACCATATCCACCCCATCGAGGACAGCCACTCAGTGCAAGAGATGCGCAAGTGGGCATTCATGTGGGAGAATCTTGTTAGCGTCTGCGATGCCTGTCATGCGAAAATACACAAGGAAGAGCGGAGCCATAGCAAGGAGGCTGTGAAAGCCAGGGCCGAGCAGCGGCACGAGCGATGGAAGGACAACCTGATAAGTAAATTCGTAAAGCAAGAAGACAATGAAGGAATACAACATCAACAAACTGACATCGTACCTACACAGGGTGAACGATAGACTGGAGAAGTATGTGACCGCCATCCGTGCGGACATTGAGCAGAACGTGGTATCATGGCCCGAGTGCGAGCAGTTGGCAGAGGCAGCGAACCTTGCCGAGTGGGTAGGTCATCAGGTACACCAACTCGAAGGCATTGCCAAGGAGCAACGCTTCAACTTTGGCTACCTCTACAGATGCAAGCAGAGCGACCCGCTCCAGGTCATCAAGCAGGGCAAGCTCTACCGACTGCGCGAGTGGCACGACACCTACATCGTATGCGGTGAAGGCTTTGCCATCAGCAAGCACATCATCAATGAATACTTCGAGCGAGTGACCGAACCCGAAGATAAGCCGACCGACTGAAACTCCGGGCTATCCGTTTTTATTACAAAGGCAAAATATTCCGAAATCCCCTTGCCCTCCTCTGAGTTGACGCGGTAAATTTTGAAAATCCTATTTTTCCCGCATCGTAACATACCATCGCAAGTTTGCCGATTCGCACTTTATAACCCGACCGCAACATAATAAGAAATAACATGCCAAAGACCTACTACACACCACGGAAGCTGCCACCAGAACAGCCCGACCGATGCGAACTGTGTCCGCTGGTGGGCATCATCCCCGACGACGAAAGGCGCAAGGGAGTGCGCGAGCGTTACTACTGCCTGGGCATCTTCGACGC